CAACTTGTGAAGCTCAACTTCTGAGTAACGGATAGCTTTGTTAAACAACTGAACGTAGTTGTTACGCTCTATAACTGAAGCACGGAAGTACTGAGCAAAACCTTCAGAACCATCATAATCAACAGTTGAAACGTTAGCAAGTACATCGTTTACAGCAACCGCTGGTAAAGAATCGCCAGAGTAAGGAGCAACAACGATTTGAGATGTAGCAGAAAGAACATCAACAACGTTACCTTTAGATCCATCAGGATAAGAGATAATTGTGTTAGTTGAAATGTTAGCTACAGATGAAACAGTAATTGTTTGCTGTGCAGGAGCAGTAACTCCAGCTGCAATAGCAGTAGCAGTTAAAGGCTCACGCTGATATCCCATTTCTTGATAGAAAAATTCATCAGAGTTTACTTGCTCAGCAGCAACCATGTTCATTAATTTGAGGTCCATGAATTGCTGAGGTGCAGCATCAAAGATTGCTCTGTTTGTCAACTTTTGTACTAACAACGAAATATCGTGTCCATACGTTGAAGCGTACTCAGACCCAACTGAGTTCATGTTCTGGTTTGAAAAACCAGCATTAGGCGGATTATAAATTGCCATTTTGTTTTAGTTTAAATATATTTACAAATCTATTAAGCATAAGGATCCTTTTTAAATGCAGAGCTCAAGTGTCCTACAGCGTCCAAGTTCTTCCCTCTTTTTTGGTCAGAAGTCTTTTGCCTTTTCATGTTTTTTGGACTTGAATCAACAGTTCTTAAATTAGCCTTACTTTCACCTTTTCTTTCAGCTTTACCTTCAGCTTCGTTAAGGAGCTTTTTACCATACATAGCATAAGCAAGCAATTCAGCTGCATCCTCTTTGTATTCTCCTTCTTTATTAATAAAAATGTTCTCAAGACTTCCATCAACCAAGACCCTCTTAATTTTTGACATTTCGGAGCGACTGAAGTTGGGATAAGCCTTACCAAGATTTTCAACGGAAAGAATTGCACTGTCTTTTTGCTTTTGGTACTCCTCCTGCTGATTTAAGACAAAATTCTCACGTTCTCTTTCTTGTGCTTCCACATCTTGATTGAACATTCTTTTAGTTGTTCTAGCTAAAAGATCAATCCTATCGTCAAATTCTTCATCATCAAGCTTGTCGTCATTATACATGTCAACAAGTTCGTTGTATTCTTCTTCTAGATAGTGCTGAACAAGGTTCTCTGCATCTTGCTCTCTAAAAGAGTCAGAAAAGTCCAGTCTTTGATTAGTATTAAATGCTTCAGAATAATCATCTCCATTTGCCCACATTTGTATTGCTGCCTTTATTTCGTATGGCATGGCCTGCAAGTCTGAAGACAAGGCTTCGTACTCTTTACTTGATTCAGCTCCTTCCTGGGCCTGAGACCTCCAAGTATCAACAGAATTGAAAAACTTAGAAGGGTCTTCTATTCCAAACTTTGATGAAATCATATCAATCATCTCGTCAGGAACATTAAAGTCAACATTAAATTCTTTTGATTTTCTTTTGGCTTTAGATATTCCAAATGTATCATCTTCATTGTCTTCTACTTCTACTTCTTCCTCTTCATATTCATCCTCATCATCTTCATTGTCGCCTACGATCTCTTCTTCTTTGTCAAGAGAATTCATTAGGTCTTTGTACTCGTCAGAGTTTGCAAATTCAGGATCCATTTTAGCCAATGACTCAAGCTGTCTAACTTGGTCTTGCATTTCTGACGTCAACTCCTCTAAAGGAGCAGTAGAATCTGCTTCTTGGCTTTCAAGTCCTTCTGATACTAACTCGACTTCTTTCTCGAATTCTTCACTCATATTACTCATTTATTTATTCAAAATTACAAAATTAAACTATTGATTATTTTTTATCTCTTCTCTTTCAAGTTTTGATTGCTCTTTTAGTGCTATTTCTTGCATTTTTTGCTCATGCTGAGTATCCATTAATTCCGCTTGTGATAACTCTTGTTCTTCTTGAGCCTGCTGCATCTGCTGCATTGCTTGAGCTTGTTGCTGTTGACCTTCAGAAATTCCTTGGTTTTGAGCCTGAGCAGATTTTTGTTCAGCCATTAATTTATCAGCTTGGAACTCTCTTAGTGACTTAGCTACTCTTTCTGGAGTTGCTCTTCCTAGCAAATTAGAAAATGTTGGTGCGTCTATTAATCCCGCTTGCAACAAAGTAAACAATAATTGGTCTGCAGCTTTCTCTGCTTGTCCTTTTGATTCAGACCTATCAACAAAAACTCTATAATCCTGTAATAAGTCATCTTCGGTTATAGTTATTGTATTTAACCCTTTATCGCCTATCATCATAGCTAACCTTCTAGGATTATCATGATATACAGCTTTACCTACCGTTGACATGTGTTCGTAAGCCTGCTTTAATATAGAAGACAAAGCCCAATAAAATGGCTCCTGAACTAAAGATCCTCTTTGTATCTGAGCCTCAACCACTCCAACTAAAACGTCTCCTCCTCCTTGAGTACCAGTCATTGCTTCATTTACTCCTGTAACATCTTGTATTGACTGTTGAACGGTTTGTATTACTTGAAACATTTGAAGTGTTCCTCCTCCTATGTTTGTTCCATAGGTTCCTATTGCGTTTTGAACCGATCCAACTCTGTCCGTATCAACAAATATTGGTTTTGAAGAGTTTATGTTTCTAACAACATCAGATTCAGCGTCTCTGTCGTCAACAGCCGATTTAGATATAACTGTTCCAGTCCCTCTCATGTTTGCCATCTGTGATTCTATAACAGATATTGTTCTGTTCAAAAACCTTTGTGGATCTATAACATCGTCTAATGGTGTTAATACTTCTCCCCTATCATAAACCCAAGTATAACATTTATATGGGAATTTAACATTTGAAGGGTCGTAAAGATTCTTCTCTTGATAAGGAAGAACACCAAAATCAAGAACTACATCTCCCATCTCTTGACCTATTTCTTCTTGAGGTATAAAAATGCAAAACCTCATTATGTCAACATATATGCTAGTCTTCTTTTTATCCCCCATCTCTTTCTGATGTTTATCAGTTGGGGGCTTTATAAGATCCTTATCTGTATAATCTGAGTCTGGGTCATTAATCATAGTATAATATGGATAACCATACTCATCTTCCACCCATCCGTAATCTCTTTTTTCTACATCTTTCCAATATACCTCATAAACTGGTATCTTTGATCCGGGAATTGTATATACATTATTAACAAATTTATGCATAGAATTTTTACTGTTCACATTTGAATAGTTCTCTATTGCTTGCATTTCCTTTTTAGAAAGATTTTGATATGTTTCAAAAATGCTAGGACTGTCCATGTAATACCATTCAAACATATACTCTGAATCAGAAAGGTCAGGCTTCTGAGCAGACATGTCCCATCCAAAAAATAGCGGGTTGACACATTCAGCATCATAAATTTCATTATTCTCAAACCCTTTATATATGCCCATTCCGCATATAGCAAGATTTCTTGATAGCTGAACCTTAATTGCTTCTAAATCAATATCTTCTGCGATAAAATTTAATAGGTTATTTATTGATTCTTCATAATCACCAACAAACATGTTTTGGAATATCTCTTCGGTTTCTAGAGGATTGTCTCCTATGGGGTTTTTATCTTTTATTTGTTGTTCAAATTCTGGAAACTCTTGAGCTATAATCTCGGCTTTTTTAATCTTTGATAAATCTTCCTCTCTTTTGTTTATAACAAAGTCAGATATACAGGATGCTTTTGCAGTATAGTCCATTCTTATAGCATTACCTACATACTGTTGAACCATTGGTTTGATTACATTCTTTGTCCATTTAAGCCTATTCCTAACATCTCCAGATTCATCTAAAAAAAAGGATTCAACATCCTCGTCAAAAATCCACTGTCCGTCACCGCCTTTAAAGAATGACCAATTAACCAAGCATTTGTTTATGTATCTTCTGTATATATAGTTATCCATAGTGGATAAGCAGAACTTAGCATAATCGCTATGATACTTCTTGTCCTTTTTAGATGTTAACTTGTTGGGTCTTACCCTATTTGTGCTGAACATGTAACTCATACTACCTTAATACGTCATTAATTTTTACAAGAACCTCTTTTTTCGTCTTCTTCTCTACGGATTTGACCCCATAAGCTGATTCTAGTGTCTTTACCATGTCTGGTAATTCAGAATGTATCTTTACCACCAGATCTGTATATTTCTTTTTCTCGTCAACATCCATCGTAGATAAAGTTGTGTTATCTATTATTATCATGTCGTTAAGAACATCAAACATATATTGACTCATAAGTTTAGCCCTAAGTCTGTATTCTGGATTAAAAGACTCCATTCGATGAACCCCTTTAACTATGTGATCTGGCAGGCTGCCATTAGACATTTCTTTTATGTCCGCCCTAGATTTATAGCTTCTTCCATATACAAGCTCAAGAGCTTTTTCAAGCCTATTTGCTTTGTCTAGTTTATATATTGGGCTCGTTCTATTCCCAAGAAACCAACAAAGTCTTACTTCTTTAACTTTTAAGTCCCTAAACTCTTCCATTTCAGACAGTTCTGGATACTCTATTCTAAGGTCTCCATCTCTCTCTAAACCAAAAAGAACTATCTCAACTTCTTTTTTCGCCATAAAATTAATAAAAAATAGGGCAGGAGTTTTTACCCCTACCCTACAAATATAATTAAAATTTAATTACAGTGCTGGACACCCTAAGAAGTCAGCAACAGGAGTGTGAGTTCCATCAAGGAAATCAGTAATCGCTGCGACAGCAGCTGTAGTACCATCATCATCTTGCTTTAGGTAAACTAAAGAGATAGCAGGAAGAACAGCTTGAAGGCCGCTAATAGCATTGCTTCGAGTGAATTTTCTGTGCTTGATAATGAATCTGTCATATCCTCTAGAATCAGCAACAGCAGCACTAATTCCGTAAGCTAAAACTTCAGCTTCAGTTCCAACAGGTGCAACAAATGCAGTTGCATCAGCCTTAGTAGCTCCAGCAGGTGCAGTAATTTCTAGTGCCCCAGCATCAGCAGATAAAGCAGTAATACGAACTACATCTCCAGCTTCTGCAGAAGCAGTAAAGTAAGCTCCTGAATCAGCAGCAACAGCAGCAACAAATGCAGCTTGAATTTCAGCAACACTAGCGGATCCATCTGAAGAGATATTGTAAGTACGAGTTTGATAAATCGCACCAGTCTCACGACCACCGCCAAAGAAGTTAATCACGTTTGGGGCCGAAACAGTAAGAGAGTAAACTCTATTGTTAACCAATGTAATCCCTGTAAGATCTACGTCTACAGAGTGAGCAGTTCCTTCAGTAAAATCAGTTTGGTCAAATGCAAGTAAATCACAAGCACGAACAACTAATCCACCAGCATCTCCAGAAAGAGTAATAGTACCTGCCGCAAGGTCATAATCTGCCGCTATAGGTGTGTTCATTACAGTAACGCTATCTACGCTACTGATTTTTGGGAATTGATAATTAAAAGCCATTTTTTAAAATGTATTATACACGGACATAAAGTCGGTGTTGGTTTATATATTAAACCATGCACGGTGCATAGCGGTACAAATATATATGTTTTTTAAATACGTTTTTTATAGAAAATTACACATTGTTAATAACTTTTTTAGGGAAAACTTTTTTTTCTTTTCTTTTCTTCTTTTTTCTTTTTCTTTCTTTTGGTTCTTTTCTTTCTTTTTCTTTTTTCTTGTTTTCTTTTGTTTTTTTTAAAAAATGTTATATATTTGTATCAGTTGGTTGGTTATTGTAGATATTATTAATCCCCTTACTAGCAAATCCTGACGATAACGTACCAACCATACTGTAGCTATAAGGGGGTTTTTAAATTTTAAGTATGGTTGAATTATGGAAAGTTTTAGAGTTGTATGCGTTAATGACAAGGCTAAGCCTAACGATTTTGTTGGGGATTGGATACAAAGAGATGAGATATACACGGTTGTTGACGCAAAGCATTTAACAAGGCAAAGAATGACCTTGGGGTATAAGTTAGCAGAAGTTAATATATCAGATCATTCTCCTTATCAGTTTTTTCTATCTAACAGATTTAGGCCTTTATCGGAAGAAGATGAAATGATGGAAAGAGCTTTAGAAGAGCTAATGGAGGAGGTTGAAGATGTTGTTATTTAATTTTAAGTTACTATCTTTGAATCAATAAGTAGATATAATTGAGCACATCTTCGTCATATTCCAGTAATAAGCTTTTACAGGTAATAGACGACAAGACTCAACACTTTATAGCTAAATCATACATTACAGCGATATTTGAATCTGATAGGCGTGAAACAGAGTATCATCTATATTGGTACAACAAAAACAAAGGAACGTTTGAAGAAGACGATGGATACGTTAAAATGTCTTACAAGAAAATGAATAAAAACGAAATAAAGTTTTTCTTTTCTCTAGAGGACAATTATGAAATTGTTTTAGAAAACCAACATGGACTCATTTACAATAACAAGTCTTTAGGATTTGACAAGAGTAAAGTTATACTAAGTCAATTCAGTATAGATTGGCCTACTTCTTAGGTGGTTCTTCTTTACCTGATCCTTCAAGGGCTGTTACTCTTTTTTCTAAATCAGAAACATGGTCAGAAAGCCTAACTATAGCTTCAATTTTTTTAGAATTGTCTTCTATTATTGCTCTTTCATTAGAAAACTTTGATGAGTGTCTAGCTGATCCTCTTACAGTTTCTTTAGCTTTTGATTCGTATGTTTTTATTTCAGAGTGTTTAACAAACTCGTCTTTCTTTCCTTTTTCTGATAATTCCATCTTGTTTTTTTTGTAAAGATATAAAATCTTCTAATTGATTATTTTTAGGATTTTCCCGGTCTTTTTATCTACCCTAGCTAGTTTCATCCTGTAGTTTGTTTCCTTTGACTGAACGTACCTGGTTATAACATTTTTGCTGTTATTTACTGTTTTTACGTTCTCAGGCTCATACCTTGCGTGTGATTGTGCGTTTATATATGCAAATGTTATTGAGAATATAGCATCATCATAATCATACCTAGCATCTGCGGCTTGATATCTTGTTTGCCTATGACTTGTTGAGCTCCTTAGATCTTTTTCTACAAAAGTTTTTAATTGCTCCCATATCCACGGAATATCTATTCTATCTGAATACGTGTCAATCATTTCTTCTGTCTTCGCTATAATACGAGGTGCTGTGTTTGCTTTATTAGATATACCAAACCATTTACCTGAATGTGTGTGAAAATAGTCTGGAAGCTGAGCCATAGCGGTAAACTTATTTCTGAATCCATGTATTTCTTGAAAATCTAAATGCATATCTCCTATATTATTTTCTATAAGCTCCTTAACCCCTCCTCTCTTGGACTGATCGTAATATAAGCTTTGTAATAACACTTGTAGATAGGTTTGTTTGAATTTTCTATCTCTATGAAACACCACGGATGAAACACAGTTTGTATATGCGTCCCATATAGCACTAGACATCATAGAGTGTCCTGTTTCTGAGTTAATGGGGTCAGTTCCTTGATACCATCTATTTTTCCATATCTCTCCTTGTGGAGGATGATGAACTATAACAGATGTAGTGGATATATCTTCCCTACCCTTTGTTGGAACCCATTCTGCTCCTACGATTCTATGTGTTGTCATTAGATCTGGAGTGGCTTGAGACATATCTAGTATTGGCTCGAAGTATCCATACTCTATGGGTGATTCCTTTCCATATATATCGCTAAGCCTTTGATTACATAAGTGTATCGGAACTAAAGTCCTTGATTTACGCAAGAACATGTCGTCTACAGTTATTGGATAATGCTGATGAAACTGAACCTTTGCTATTTCTCCTTTCTTTGTTCCCTCCAGAGCTAGGTAAGCTTTTCTCTCATTATTGATATGCTTATCTGTAACACCCCTTCTTGCATAGGCATTAAAGAATAATGGTATTATTCCATATTCATAGTTTCCTTCTTTCCACTGTTTTAAGCACATCTTAAACTCAGACTCAAATACAGAGCCACCTTTATCCATTTCTCCCCCTGTTCCCCAAGCCATAAATTGTTGTTGCATGGTCATCTTCCCGGTATCAGGGTTATATTTAAAAAGTGCAGGTCTACCCTCACGCATCATTTCTCCAAATATATCAAATAGACCTATTTCATCGACAAATACCGCTGATGGAGAACCACCATTAATTGCATCTACTTGTGGACTATCTACCTGGAACCTTGAAGCACCACCTTCGTCACGACCTTTTTTCTGACCTTTCTTGTCAAATGACATTACCTTATCTGTCCAGTTCTTTACGTCTTGAGCAATATATTCTGGTATCTTAGTATACGTCCACTTTACTTTATCTCGGAATATCTCTATACCTTTTGATTCTGAGTGAGTTACAAATTTAATAAAGTATGATTTGTTTAGATTTACTCTTTTCATTCCTGCTAGGCACATGGTTGTTGTAAAACCAATCTGTCTAGCCTTTCCTATCATCATAGAATAACCACAGTCAAATAAAAATAAAAGAACCTCTTGAGCTTCCCAGGCAGAATACTTTAGCATTCCTCCTTGAGACTTGTCTTCTTTTATGAATCCGTATTTGTTGCAGAAGTATAGGGTATTATCTTTACATCTTTGAATCTCTTGAAAGAGCCAATCGTATTGATCTTCTTCGTTATCAAAGTCTAGTATCGTGGTCTCATCTTCTAGCCACTGTTTTGCTTGTTCGCAGTAAAGACTAAAGGGCTTAAATTCTTTCTTATTCTGCCAACCAGAATTTATACTATCTATCCAGTCTACAAAAGATTTTGGATACTGAAACTCTTCATGTGATGGCTTCCACGCCTCCGTGGGTATATGCCCTTTAATCATACCGTCTTGTTTGGTATGAATCATATTTTATTAATTTATTCGTAAGACTTTAGCTTACAAGCTTTTTCACTCGCACCAGGATTAGCACATTTCTTTCTGTCAGACCGTCTATCGCTTCTTTTTTTCTTCCTAAATGCCCGTTTTGTCTTTCTCTTTAGTTTAAATCTTTCTATTTTATCAGCAAGAGTTCTCTTATTTCTTTTCTTGTAGATTTTGTCAGATTTTTTTATGGCTTTATTTTCAGCTCTATCCTTTTGTTTATCAGCTTTTGTTTTGATTATCTTTTCGCTGCCTTGATAGTCTGGATCACTCATTCTTTCTGCCTGCTCTGCTTTAAGGCCCTCAAGCTTAGTTTGTCTTTTGGATAATTTCTTTGGGGACGGTTTAGGTGGGACCACGACCATGTCTCCCTTAACTGAACCTGGAACTGGATATGTAATCTGTTTTTTTTCAAGAGACTTTTTCTTTTTCCCTTTATCGTCCCCATCTCCTCCTTCGAGAATTACTTTAGATATTTTTTTGCCAGTCTTCATAATTTAATATTTAGAGCAGGAGCATTTACCTTTGCACTTGCTGCATTTTTTTCCTTTACTACCTTTCTTGCCCATGTCTTTTCCGACAAGAATAGCCATCATTGCTTTTCCTCTAGTTTTCATTTATGAGTTTCTTTTTTTTCTTTTAGAAGCCTTTAATGCAGCCCTCTCTTGTGCTAGCTTTGCTTTTAATTTGGCCTTTTCTATTTTGTTTTTTAATTTGTCTTGTTGATTGCTTGACCTAGCTTCTTGATTATCCCCTCTTGACTCAATCTTCTTATTTCTGCCTTTTAAGACTTCTGTTTTTAAGTTTTGATTAGCTAGCCTTCTTTTATTATTCTCAAGTCTTTGGTTAGAAATCTTTTGGGAAACATTCTTTATCACTCCCCCTAATGTGTTTCGTGTCTTTGTTGAAGAATAACTGTTTCCTGAATCGTCTTTATATTTTTTTATCTTAGTTAAGGTTCCCGCTTCGGTATCTCTAACTCTTTCAGTCTTCCCTACTTTATCTCCAATTTGGAGTTTTTTCTTTTTCTTTAATGGATCTGCCATAATTTCTATTTTTTATTTTTTTTCTTTAAACTCTTTGGTGGCTTTCCGCCAGTATCTTTTGTGTTTCCGTGATATGGGGCAGGAGTTTTTTTGTAACTGGTATCTTTAGGTCCAGATTCAGGTGTAGCCAATGGTAGGCCCTCTGATAATTTGGGGGCTTTATATTTTCTCTGCAATAGGTTTTTTTTAGCGGGCATAGGGTTAGACGTACCAAAAGCATTCCCCATCATAAAGGAGGTTACTTGCTTGGCAATTTGTTGAGGCTTTCTTTCAAGCTTATTAGCTTTTCCTGATTTCTTATCAGACCTTTTTTCTAGGTTAGCAGCTCTCTTGTCTTTCCCTTTAGACTTTGCTTTTTTAGATTTTTCAGATAATTTTTCTGCTTTAGCTCTTGCTTTTTTTATTCTATTAATTAAACTCATGATTTTTTTTTATTAAACGTTAACCTTACAAGGCTTTCTATGTTTTGATTTTTTACCTTTTACACTGCAACTTGATTCTTGACTAC